TGTAAACAAAGAGTTAAAGCAAATTAACGACTATACAATTTTTCATTTGGGTCCGGTTCCAAACGAGGTTTGCACGTGGGAGCAGATGGAGAAACGAATTGATCATTTAATTTTTGAAATGTTACACTAATCAAAAAGTGGAGCCACAAAGCTTCACTTTTTCTTTACCCATTTTCAGACATTCAGCCGTAAATTTTTAATTTGTGCAACTTACATTTTTAAAAATATTTAACTTGATTTACACCTCATATTGTTGTATTATGTAATCAAGCTACTATATATAGTATTTATATGTAGCCTAGATATGGATATATAGAGTATATAGCCCATGATCGGAAAAGATTCCAAGCCGTGCTAAAACACGGTGCTTCTTTTTCTGGTCGTGGGCTTTTTCTTTTCCCCAGGCCTACAGTTTTTCCGTGTCGCTTCCTTATATATAGTATATATATTTACTGTATATGTATATGGTATATATATTTAATATACTATCAGTGTATTTATATTATATTTACAATTATATGGTGTATATGTATATAATATCTATATATGTACAGTGTATATAGAGTATATATAATATATTGTCTGATAATATATATTATATGTACAGTATAGGTATATATGTACAGTATATATAAGGTGAGTATGTATAGATACAGTATGTATAAGGTATATGTATAGTATATCTCTATGTACTGTATATAGATATCTAGTAAGTAGGTATGTGTATAGTGTATCTAAGTATATACAGATACAGAGTGCAGGAGCTGACAGTTGACAACTGACAGATGATCAAGCCAGAGACAGCCAACAGGCGAGAGATACACAGACAGGCGGCTAGAGGGCATTTGAAGGGGAAAGGCTAAGGTTTAACCATATTTATTCACGACAAAAAGCTAGAAAGGAAGGAGGCGGCATAGAATGCCAAGAGGTGGAAAAAGAATGCCCAGTCTACAAGATGTAGCTGAGACTATGGAAGGGGATGAGCTAGACGCGATTTTGTCATCTGCCCTTGATCGCCCCAGAAGCCGCAGGTGTGGAGCACCACAAGCGTTCGAAAATAGCGAAGACGGGCTAGAAGAGTTTCAAGTAGCTTCACGCAGCTACTTTGCACAAGTCCGAGATATCAACCGAAGGGGCGAAATGCGGCTGATTCCTGACGTTGAATCATGGGCCACATATCTGGGTATCACAAGAAAAACTATTCTCAACTACGAAAAGCGCGGCGAAGACTGGCAAAATGCCATTGCATTTTACAAAGGCATCATCACAGCTTGCAAAAAGCAGCTTGCACTTGCTGGCAAAATGCCGCCAGTGCTTGCAATTTTTGATCTTACTAACAACTCCGACTATGTCAACGCATCGGAGTTCCGGTTATCAGCTGAGGCAGCACCGGAAGCCAAGCAGATAACGGCGGAAGAGTGGGAAAAAGTCATTGACGCAGAACCAGAAGCCCCTAAACTATCGGATTTTAAATTGTCTGACGATTTAAATTAAGATTGGTCAAGGTTTCTTGATCTGTGTTAATCTTCTAGTTGGTGTATAGTTCGTATAATGTTTGTTTTACGAACTTTTAGCGGCTAATGGTGCGTATACTCAGACCAAGGCAGCAAAACACTGTTGCTTTTGTATATACAAATGCGCACAATTTAGGTTTTGCCACCATAGGATCAAGAGCCGCGACCAGCTGCGCAGCTGCCAGATGATCACACAAAAAGGGGTGTAGGGGTCTGAGAGCGTGCCCCCGGCATGGGGCTACTTAGTCCCCAAAATATTTTTCCAAAATAAAAAGCCCCTTTTAACTCGTAACTACACATATGGCAAAGATAGGGAATCGCGACCTGAAAGCTGTGAGCCTTGACAGTTTCTTTGCCATAGCGCCAAGGCATAATATACTCAAACTATAAAATGAAAATATCAACCAAAGAAATAACCGATGAATGTCAGCATTGCGGTGACATACTGGTTTGCCAGTTGTGCCGTGAAGGACACGGAATCAATCGTGAACGAATAAACGTTACCCAAATGGTTACATGCCAGATAGAACACAAGAACAGGAGGTTATCTAATGAGAATCATTTCACAGTGTAAAACCAAATCTGTTGAGTTTTGTAACGTTGCTTTGCTGAGACGTGATGAAACTATCTTTGCAAGGACTGCAAACCAAGACATGGTACTTGCAGAGTATAAGACTCCAGCCAGAGCAGCCGAGGTATTTGAGGAATTAAATATTTCTGCTTCTAACTTCTCGGCATATATCTACTACATGCCGGAGGAATAAGTAATGAACGACACAAAGTTAGTTTTAGTTAAATTTATTGACGGCACAAGCAAAACAATAGAAGCTTATTATAATCCACAAGACGGATACTATGGATATCTAACCAAAAAAGAATTGTTTTACGTATCTTGCACTTCTAGCTTAAAAGCTTTCTTTCCTCGCGAGTTTGTTAAAGCAATATCCCCTTTGGATGAATAGGAGGAGTAATGGCAACAAAATTTGAGAATGCAACAACATGGTTACAAGGTGTTATTTCTGGATATCAAAAGCAGATCAACGATTTCTCAGCTGTGCCTAATCCAGATGCAAATAAAATAAAAGCATGTAAAGAACGTCAAGAGCTTTGTCAGTACATTTTGGACTTTATGGTTAAGGCTAAGCAGCAGGATGATGCAATGGCTGCTAAGTCAGGTCCTCAAAATGCCGCTGTAAAGCCACAGAATGCCCCACAATCAATTTCAACTCATTCAATGGCAAATACTATAGGTAAAGAACAGCTAGAGCAATTAGAGCTTGTTTTGGGGCTTGATGCTACAATCAGCGTTTGTAGAGCTGCTTTAATTTTGGAGCTTCCAGAATTTGGATCAAAAGAGGCACTTCTTGGAACACTTAAAGATTTTGCCTCAAAACGAAGCTAGGAGGATGTCTTATGAGAGTTTTCGTTTTAACCTTTGACTCCTATTTTGATTCCTACGGTTCTTCACTCGAATTGATTGGCGTCTTTCAGTCCAAAGATAAAGTAAAAGCCGCTATTGAGCAAACAAAAGTTAAATATAAAAAAACCATAAACGAATATCGCGACCATGCTAGATACTACGATGGAATGAGTGATTCTGAAATTGAAAAAGAAATCAGTGAACACTTTATCGTCAAGTCTGTCGAGGTTGACAAGGTGATTAACCGAAATTTAGGAGGATACGTGGAATGAGCCAGAATGAAAAAGTGCTTGTGAAAAAGATAAACTTTTCGTCACTAATCCTGATAGGCAAGCTTTTTGGGATTCATGTTTGTTTTGATAAACCGTGCAATAACTGGATAGTTGCTTCTTTTACCAAAACATTATTCGATGGCACTACAAAAGATTACAATTATAGATTTGATTGTTCCCTACTGGAAAAATATGACACTTACCATCTACAAGAGTTTTTTAAATATGTCTTTTTTGAAGAAATTTTGTACGCTTTTATTCAAGACGAAAAAGAGCGATTCTATGCGGTAGGTAATCATGATTAAACCATTGCGAGTTCTTGCACAATGATTGTGAATGCCTTATTAAAACATTCACACAGAAGCATGAACATAATTATCCTATGAAACATTTTGGTTCAATGGCACATTGAGGAGAAAAAGAGTAATGATTAAATTAGAACATGCTGTATTACCAAGCCCAGAACAAATAGAATTTGCTATTGAAGGTCTTCGAAATTCCTTCAATTCATGGTTTAAAAGTGATAGTCATTGGGGCTGTCTTCACCTCGGTGAAGAACGTGATTGTGATACCTGCGATAGTATCCAACCAGATAAATGTACATGGTCTCCACAATTTATAGTTGGCAAAGAAGATATGGCACTTATGCAACGTCTATCTTCATATGGCTCCGATCATCGCAAATTTATGCGTATGCTTCCGGTATGCATCAGAATTACAGCACCACTTTATTGGTGGAAAGAAGCAGACACGTACTCTGTAGGTACTTCAAAGAATAGCTGCAGCACCATGCATCGAATTGATGCCAAAGAATTTACATTAGATGATTTCTCAGCAGAGCATCTTATTGACTTTGAGAGCAGTGAATCTGATTTTCCAATATTTCACGGAGCAGAGCATTCACCAATCGGCCTGTTGAATCAGACAATCCGTATGCTTAATTTTTACAGGCAAAAATATCTTGCTACCAAGGAAAAGAAGTATTGGTGGCAACTAATTCAACTGCTACCGGATTCTTACAACCAGACTAGAAATGTAACGCTTAACTACGAAGTCCTTACAAACATCTATAAAGCACGCCGCAACCATAAACTGGACGAATGGCGAGATTTTTGCGACTGGATTGAAACATTGCCGTATAGTGATCTTATCACTGGAAAGGAAACGAAATGACATTTGACGAGTATCAGCGCGGTGTAATGAGAACCGCATCAGACGTAACAAAAGCAACAAAGGAAAACATGCTCATGAATGGTATCCTCGGTACTGCAGGTGAAGCAGGTGAGCTTGTTGATCTTCTTAAAAAGCAGATTTTTCAGGGGCATCCATTTGATAGAGAGCATCTTATCAAGGAGTGTGGCGATGTGCTGTATTATCTGGCACTTACTGCTGAGGCACTTGATACCTCTCTTGAGAATATTGCGATTAAAAACAACAAGAAGCTTTGGGAACGCTATCCTGACGGTTTTAAAGCCGAAAATTCACTTCATAGAAAGGAAGGAGATATTTAATGTTTGTTCTTATTCTCCGCGTTCTGGCATCTCTTTTCAACATCTTTATGCTGACTAGTATTATAGGATGGCTGAATGAGAAAAGATCCAGAGAAAGACTTGCCAGTGCTGTAGTACTTTCTACGTTCTTTATCA